GCTTATGAATAAAGTATCTCTCATTTTTTATTTTTTACGAATAACGAAATTTTGCACCCATCTGTGCCTGCATGATGGGGAGTGATTGCCGTTAGGCTTAGTCCACCAACCGCCACGCCTATCCCACACGCTATATCCTAATCGAGCGCTCATTGTTTCAATATCGGAGCGTGAAAAGAATTTATCCATATCCAAAAGCCTACGGCAAAAGTCACGGTTACGATTGTCGCGCGGACCTTCATAACTATACATTATTTTTTGCTCTAAGGTGCGCGGCTTTTTATCCGTTAAATCGCTCAAAGGCTCCGGCATAGTTCGCTCAATAATTTCATCAACGCCAATCTTTTTAACCGCCGCCACAATCAAACCACCCTCTAATAAATTTGCAATGATATCCGTAACCTCATCAACAGGCATCTTTAAAGCCTTACCAATAACTTCAGGCGTTATTCTTTTATCCTTTTTGATAAGGTCGAGAATGTTTACTTCCGCCTGTGTTAGCTCTTCCTGAAAGTTGAAACGATTGCGGGATGTAATTACATTGTAATTATCTTTACTTTCCCCATGCGCCGCAAATTCTGCCAACAAAAGTTCTTCATTATCCTGTGCGCTAAACTCCATATCGTTATCTATGGAAAGCATTACATTAATTTCATCATCGGACAAACCTAATGAAGATTTAAGCAATAACTTAGCCTGCTCCTTATTTATACGACCTTTCTCAAAATTGCGGATAATCCTATTAACGCCCTGCCATTGCCTTCCTGTTAAGTTCTTTAAATTCTCATTAACCTGCGCTAACGGTTGTGCAGGTTGCCCGGTAGGTTGCACTTCAGGTTGTGCAGCTTCAGGATACTTTGTCAAATCAATACCCAGCTTCTCCAATATCCACGCCTTAGGTGCAAACTCTTTTATTGTTGCTTCACTAAATTCAAAGGCAATAGGCTCAATAGGTGCAATCACCATTTCGCCTTCAACACCAAACAAAGTGCTTATCTCAGTAAACAAAGTTTCCAATGACCTTTGTTTATCATTTACGTAGGTGTTTTTAAATATTTCGTATGCATCCCGCATTTCACTACGTCCGCCTAATTGCCCCTCTGTTTTGATACCAAATAAAATAGGAGAGGTAATTTGATGCCCTGCAAATATCTGCTGCTCAGTAGTTTTATTTAATATGTCGAAATGCTTATCTAAATCAGTATTTGATAAGTCCAAAACAGTAGGTGCCTTTGCAGGATCATCGCTAAATGATAATACAATACCGCCCGCATTTTCGCTCCCTGTAAATTTCTTTTTAAATTTAGTTTCAACAACTTGCTGCTCTTCAGGCGAAGGCTTACCCTCATTGAAATTTATCAATTTACTACTAAACATACCATTTTTGATAGTGCTTAAATGGTACTTAGAAAGTTCTATATCAACCTCAATCCAATTCAATGCGCCGATATAATTGGGATATGAATACGTTTCTAATCCCGGTCTGTATTCTTTATAAAACAATATCTGCTTTCCTTCCTTTACCGCCGGGTTATAAGCCGCCACAATCTCAGGCTGCGTGCGTGTCGATTGCGTCCAGTCCTTTATAAAGTATTGCGTATTGTCCTTATTTGTACGTACTTTATGATAAGGAATATGATACACTGCGCCAACATTGCCCAAAGCGTTATAATGAAGCTCAATATACACACCGCCAAAAATCTCAATATCAGTAGAAAACTTTTTGAGTAAATCATTTATGGTTTCATTCTTATTCGGTACTAACTCCTTTGTACTATCATCTTTATAAGATATGCCATTACCTATAATGTAATTAACCTTACCCAATACAATACCGTTATGCTTGCTGCTTTTATTAAGCTTCTCGAGTAACTGATTAGGATAAAGATTATCCTCACCAAATTGAACGTAACCTTTGCCGGGAAGCTCAACCATCATAGGCAGCTTCACATCTGCGAACTTTATAAAACTTATATTAGGATGCATCGTACATTTTGAATTTAACGTCCTGTGAATATTGCGTGTAACTTATATTCGTATTGTCATCTAAAAACATCAATCCGCTCTCTAATAACCCCAACCCCGTAGGGTTTACATTCGTTGAGCTTGTTTGCTCATAAATATCGTAACGCCACCACCCCTCTTTATAATCTGCAAAATACGTATTTACCGGGATAGTAAACTCATTCCAGCGCTCTTTATTTGTAGATACATCATGCAGATAATCCTTTATAAAAGTAACTGTATCATTCGTGCCTCTATTTGTAAAGACAAACAAATAATAAGGCGAATCAATAGTCTGCTTCTCCTTAAGAGTGCAAATGATTGTCGCCGTCGTTCCTTTGATAAATTTAAACATATCTATTTATAAATACCTTAAAACAAAAACCCCGCCCGGAAGGGCAGGGCTCAAAATCAAACCAATCAACAAAACAAACTATCCTGCGGTCTCTAAGGCACTTGCCACAGAGCTATTAACCTCAAGCATCGGCTCAGGCTCACTACCTGCAAAGGTAAGGTCAAAGCCGCTTCTATCTCCGAAAGCAGTACCCGTTCCGAGTGTACCCGTTGTGAAGTCAACGCCACGAGTGCGACCTACTAACCAATATTTGCCGTTATTATCTTTTGCAACTGCAATAAGTACGTTTTGTGCTAACAATTTAATTTCATTGCGCACTGCAACGTTTAATTTATTAACTACTAATTTCAACTCAGAAGCATAAAACACGGTTCCGTTTTGAACGTTACCTGTCATTGTTTCTGTTAATGATCCAGTTTCTTTGGGAAGTTCGTACTTCCAAAATCTTTTACCAGATGCTTTTGTAAGACCTGTTACAACTCCGCTGGCTTCGGCAATAGATGAAACATTACCTCTTTCAATAAAGTATATTTCAACTATCCCGCCCGAAGAGTCTTTACAGTCTAATGTATAACCTGATGTAAGTGCGCAAGGCATTGTATTAAATTTTTATAAGTGAAAGGGGGCTTTTACACCCCCTTATAAATTAGGCTTCGAACTTCACAATCTCATCAACAAAGGCGAACTGTACACCTATCTTCATACGGGCTGTGAATTTGATGTTCTCATCATCTTCAGACCAACGAATCCAGAATTTATTTTCTTCATCGAGTAAGTCAGTACCTAAGAAGATGTTAGACATTCTGAAAGCGTAGATGTCATCAGTGCCATCTAAACCGTGAACAGGGATTACTTTGTAAGATGTACCCGGAACGGTAAATGCAGCGCTGTTATCGTCAATCTTCGCATCAGGTGCAAAGTGGAACAAATTAGCATCCACATAAGCCTGAATTAAATAAGCGAATACATCCCATCCGCAGAATATACGAACATCATCTTTACCTTTGATTTTAGCAGGTAACCCTTTAATAACTGCATTGATTGCGTTCTTTGCAATTGTTGTAGAAGTTATCCCAGTTGCAGGCGTACCGTAGAATCCGGTAGTATTTGCATTTACAACCGATCCACCACCACCAGCGATTAAAGTTTTGATACCATCGAACTTATTTAAAAGTCCGTTAGTACCTGCACTTCCTGTTGCGTTAGCAGTCCACAAAGCAACCTCAAGAGCTTCAGCTATTTTCTTAGCTTTCTTTTCTTTTTCCTCATACTTAACCGATACTTGTGTTTTCGTATCACCCTCACCAATAAATATTGGTGTTCCTTGATCGTCTGTTTCTTCAATCCAATTTGCGTATGGTCGTGTTGGATCTAAGTTAAGCGGTGAAACATTAGTCAAGTACGTTAAAATTCTTTTACGCAAAGTGCTAATAACGCCAGTGCTTTGCGTTAAATTGAAGTGCGTTGCACCCGCTCCGATTGTGTTATCGGCTTGCATTGTGATTGCTGCTTTAACAACTAAAGGTGCTGACTGCTTACCACCACTTTTTACAATTGCATCGATTTGGTCTTTAACCGTTTCAAATGCTTCAGTTAAACTTTGTCGCATTGTTTTAACTGCGCCTACATTCATTTTTTGCTGCATCTCCAAGCCTTGCTTAACTTGTGCTTTATACAACTTGTCGGCTTGTGCTTTGAGTTCTACATTTGTAGCCTCGATAGCTTCGATAGCATCTTCAACCATTTTTTGAGCATCTTCTTTGCTTATCATGTTAGCGTTTTGCTCGCGATTGATTTTTGCAACTAAATCGATAAAATCGTTTTGTTCTTTGATTTCTTCTGCGCTATATACTGAACCATCAGCCTTTAATGCGCCATTTTCTAGTTTCATTTTTTACTTTTTTTGATTGTTAATTGATAATAATTTTTGCACTTTACTCTGTGCGTTGTTTGTTATTTGAGTGTCTTGCGACGGCTCTATTATTGTCGAAGTGATTATATCGGCTTCGTTTTTTACTTCTGTTACTGATTGCGTAGGTGTCGCAAGACACTCAAATACCAAACAACGCACAGAGTAAAGTGCAAAAATTATTATCAATTAACAATCAAAAAAAGTAAAAAATGAAACTAAAAAATGGAACATTAAAAGCTGAAGGTACAGTATAAATA